ATTTTGTAGATAGTTTTTCTATAGCTGGTCAAGAATCAAATTTAAGAGGCTTAGCTTTTAACAACGACGGCAGCAAGATGTATATTGTCGGCGGAACAGGAGACGCAGTTTTTCAATACGCCATAGGACAAGCATACCCAACAGGCTACCAATCAGTACACACCACAGCCTCTATAGACTCTACCTACTGGACAGACATCAACTCAATGACTGCTGACCAGAACGCAGGGACTGGTAATGTCTACTACGCTATCTCTACAGACGATAGGACTACTTGGACTGTTATCGATGACACAGATGGCGAAAGAGACATTGTTCGTAACAACGCAGGGACTTGGCAGTACAACTCTAACTCTGCCTACGCTTCAGAGACTTGGGTGAATGGCTCTACTAATAACGAGCTTGCTACGCTGTCTCAGAGTATGGAAGGTGCGGGTAGAGATGCGACCTACGATATATCTCTGGCGACTTTTGAGAAGCAGTTTAGTGTTGTTAATGAGATGACTGAACCTTACGGTCTAGCATTCAATAACGATGGCTCTAAAATGTATGTTGTTAATAATTCAGGCAGAAGAATATACTCGTACGCTTTGTCGGTTAGTTTTGACATTGGTTCTGCATTAGCTTTACCTATTGGAGACTCATTTTATATGGGTTCAAGCGTAGCACCAACAGGAATAACTTTTAACAACGATGGCACAAAGATGTATGTTGTTGAATCTTTGTATGATCTTGTTTATGAGTATGACTTATCAACCGCTTTTTCAGTTTCTACCGCTGTTTTCTTGCAGAGTTTTTCTATAGCTGCTCAAGAGATATATCCAAGAGGAATAGCATTTAACACAGACGGTACAAAGATGTTTGTTTCTGGCGCTAATGGACAAGACGTAAACGAATACGGATTATCTACAGGCTTTGATGTTTCGAGTGCTAGTTTTGTTGATAGTTTTTCTGTAGCAGCTCAAGGATCAAATCCAGAAGGGTTAGCATTTAACGCCGATGGCACTAAGATGTTTGTTATTGGGGGTGTAGGAAATTACGTTAACGAATACACATTATCAAGTGGCTTTGACGTTTCTAGTGCTAGTTTTGTTCAAAACTTTTCTGTAGCTGCTCAAGAAACAGCACCATCATCAATGGCATTAAACAATGACGGCACTAAGATGTATGTTGTTGGTCGAACAGGAGACGCAGTCTACCAATACGACATCCCAGAAAACTACTACGCTAACCAGATGGACAAGACTCAACTGGACGCAGTGACAGACCCGAACCACATAGCCCTAAGCAACGACTTAGACTTGGCTATGGTGTTTAACATGACCAACGGCACGACTGTTCCGTCTTCCAATGGCATAGAAATAGACTACGATGCTAACGTGTTAAACAAAGGCGCTATCTTGGGTACTGACTATGACTTCGATGCTCCTGCTCAGAATGAAGTCAGGATTACGTCTTTGATCAATGCCAACTTAAAAGTCAGGGTTGTTTAATGCTCAACCTAATCGCGTCGCTAGTCGCCCCGGTCTCTGGATTACTCGATAAGTTTATCGAAGACAAAGACCAGCGGGCGCTGCTGGCTCACGAGATCGCTACACTTGCCGAGAAGCAAGCGCAGGAGCAGATCGTCGGGCAGATCAATACGAACCAGATCGAAGCGGCGCATCAATCGATGTTCGTCGCTGGCTGGCGTCCGGCGGTCGGCTGGGTTTGCGCTCTGGCGATGCTGCTGAACTTTATTCTGATCCCGTTTATCAATCTCGGCATGGAGTTCGCCGGGCAGGACATACGGCTCGATCTCATCAAGATGGATACAATGATGCCAGTTCTGCTCGGAATGCTCGGACTCGGCGGTATGAGAAGTTACGAAAAAGCGCGAAACGTCGCCCGGGAGAAGTAATTGGCCAAGCTCGAAGATTACGCGAAGACCGAACGACAGAAAGAAGTCACCAAAATCTGGGAGAGCTGCGATCGTAATTCTCGCAAAGCTGCTCAGGCTCTCGGGATAACTCACGCCACAGTTCGCAACATAGTCACGACGGTCAAAGGCGCTGCGGCTGCCGCCGGGTTCTCTGACGCTTGGGATGCGACCGAACACGTCCCAGAGGGCGAGATGGTCATAGGGCGATCGCTCTATCTGGAAGATGACTCAGGCAATAAAGCGTGGCTCAAGACCCGGCGAAAGCTGGAGACAGCAGAGAAAGAGCAAGCGCTAAAGGCGTTCGTCGAGCAGTTGAACTCGCAGGTAGTTCAGGCCAAAAAGACCCATAAGCCGTCCGCTAAGGGTAAATCGAAGGATTTATTGCCCACGATCATAATCGGCGATTCACATATCGGCATGAAGGCGTCGGGACAAGAGACCCGGGGCCGAGACTTCGACTCCAAGATTGCATCTGCCGAGATAATCGAAGCTATAGACTCTCTGGTTGAGTCAGCCCCGGCAGCAGAGCACGCAATGCTAATAAACGTCGGAGACTTCACACATATTGATCGCTCTATTCCGTATCCGCAGACCGCCAACGGCACGCCGATGGATACCGACTCACGCATCGAGCTAATCATGCGTAAAGCAGCGGACACGATGATTCACGGGATTACCCGGATGCTAGAGAAGCACTCGAATGTATCAGTGGTTATGGCTCGCGGTAATCACGACTCAGAGACAGCGATAGCGATCGCCATGATTCTGGCTTACCGATACGCAAAAGAGCCGAGAGTCACCATTCTGGAGCCGAACGGATTCTTTACATACACTACCTTCGGGAAAAATCTCATCGCAATTACACATGGCGATAAAGCTCCCGGGCGGCGTCTGGCCGATATGCTGCCGAGATTAAGTGTCTGGTCGAAAACGAGTCACCGATACTGGATTCTGGGACATTTCCACAGCAAGCTATCCGAGCAATACGATAATTCGGTCGTGCTGGAGCGTTTCGGCACTCTCGCTCCCGCCGATTCTTGGCACGCATCTAAAGGCTATTGTTCGCCCAGCATCATGAACCAGATCGTCTACCGTCGAAGCGGCGGGATAGCTATCCGGCACGAGTACGAGATCCCCGGCAACGATTACGAGCCAGATCACGAAATCTGACATAATTATCGGCTTCTATGTGTTAAAATCGGAGCAAAAGGATTCAACGCAATGGCTAAAGACCCCAGACTCACGAAATACGGTCTCGAAGGCTATAACAAGCCGAAGAAGACTCCCGGGCACTCGACGAAGAGCCACGTTGTTCTCGCCAAAGATGGCGACGACGTAAAGCTGATCCGGTTCGGGCAGCAGGGCGTGAAGGGATCACCAGCCAAGAAGAACGAGAGCGATGCAGATAAAGCTCGACGGGCGTCATTCAAAGCCCGGCACGAGAAGAATATCCGTAAAGGCAAGATGAGCGGCGCTTACTGGGCCAATCGCGTGAAGTGGTAAAATGACTAAATACGATCCGGCCGAAATCATTCTTTCGATTGTCTACTACAGCGGCGGCTCTTATTCGCCCGAAGAGATTGTCGAGATTATGGAGACGATTGCCATGTATCAGCCAGAAGTCATGACCGAGAAGCGCACTGCCGCCGGACTCCGCATCGTCCCAATCAATACGAACGAGTATGTATTCGATGACTGACGCAGAATTAGAAATCATGATCGACCGGGCAGCAAAGAAGGGCGCGAGAGAAGCTCTGAGAGATATTGGGCTTTACGACGACGACGCCCGGGACGACGTGAGAGAGATTCGCTCGCTGCTCGAAGCATGGCGAGATACAAAGCGTACAGTCGGGCAGACAATTGCTCGCTTCTTTACAATGGCACTTCTCGCTCTTTTAGCGGCTGGTGCATATATGGAGCTCGGCGATAAATGAGCGAATACACTAATCTGAACCCATCCGGGAACACTGGATTCGACATCGCCCGGCTGAACATCGCCGAAGCGACTCCGATCAATCTTTTCGGATATAACCCGGTAGTCGGCACTGGCTATGAGACTCTCTGGAACGTCGGCGGTAAATACCCGATAAACGCCACAGAGGGCACTCTGAGCGTTGTTAGCAGCGCGGCAGGGGATTCGTCCAAGCGAGTGCTAATTCAGGGCGTAGACGGCGAATTTAAGGCCGTGTCGCAGGTCGTGACGCTAGATGCTACAGATGCGACGACTCCGGTCGTGAGCACGGTCGAATTCATGCGAGTGAATCAAGTTATTCTGCTCGATGGCGAGAATGCCGGTAACATTACAGTCACCAGAGGCGCATCGACTCTCGGGTATATCGCCATCGGTGAAGGCATCTCTCAGGCGTGCCAGTACACGGTCCCGGAGGGATATTCGCTCTATATCTTCCGAATTACTCTTAACTCGGCAACGGCGAACGGTAATAAATATATTCGCTTCCGTAACGTGACACAGAATAAAGACGGCCGCGTGATTAGAGTGGCCCGGGCAACGACTTCAGTGTCTCAGGTTCAGTACGATCGACAGATACCATTCCGAATCGACGAATGCACTTATTTCGAATTTGAGGCGCAATCCAGCTCAAGCGATAACGAAGTCGCAGTATTCGTTGAGTGCGTACTACTCAAAAACCCGTGGGGGCGTGACTAATGCCATTGAAGAAAGGATACGGAAAGAAGACCATCTCTTCGAATGTCAAAAAAGAGATGAAATCCGGTAAAAGCCAGAAGCAAGCAGTCGCAATCGCGCTATCATCTGCGCGTAAATCAAAACCAAAGAAAAAGGGGTAAGCAATGGGCAAGCTAAAACTAGCATTCGAAATCGCAAGATTCGTTCTATTCCTAATCGCATCGATCAAAGATCTGGTGCTGCAAGCCGAAGAGCAGCTCCCGGAGTCCGGTAAGGGTTCGGAGAAGTTCCAAGCGGTGAAAACTGCGGTAATCACCGCAGCAAAGTATGCTGATATAGCAGACGAAGCAGTCGACAAAGCCGACGAGTTTATCAACGACTCGATCGAAGGCGCAGTCGCCAAGTTCATCAATGCCAGCTAAACTCGCTTATCGGAATTTCACGCGTAGCGAATTTCGCTGCAAGTGTGGCAAATGCGACTCTACCGGGGCAGAGATCTCGGACGAGTTGCTGGACGCACTGCAAGCGCTGCGCACGATCTGCGAGTTCCCGTTTATCGTCACATCCGGCTATCGCTGCCCGTCTCATCCTGCCGAGAAGAATAAAGATTTCGTCGGCGCTCACGGCTGCGGGCTGGCAGTAGATATCGCGGTCAGTCACGAAGAAGCCATTCAACTGCTAAAGCACGCACTCAATACCGGGCTATTCACCGGCATCGGAGTCAATCAAAAGGGCGACCGTCGATTCATCCATCTGGACATTGCGACCGACATGGACGTAAACGCGCCAAGACCGCATATCTGGACTTATTAACACTCCCGCCACAATTGCGCATCAATATAGTTGCGTATTAGTCTCATTTTAGTATAATCACCGAACGGCTGGCATTCCGCTGGTCTAAATCGGGAGATTTAAAATGAGCGAAAAGACGACATTCGCGTCCATCTGGGCGACGCTATCGCAGGTCGACGTATCAGGCCGCATCGAGAAAAAACAGAATCTCAGCTTTCTTAGCTGGTCATGGGCATGGGGCACTCTGATGGAGCATTACCCGCAAGCCGAGTATTCCTTCCAAGAACCCGCAGAAGCGCAAAGAGACGGCTCGGTCATGGTTTACTGCACCGTGACAATCGACGGTCTCTCTCGCCAAATGTGGCTCCCAGTCATGGACTTTAAGAATCAGGCGATCTCGAACCCAGATGTCGTTCAGGTCAATAAAGCGAAGATGCGCTGTCTGGTTAAGTGTCTAGCGATGTTCGGTCTCGGGCATTACATCTACGCGGGCGAAGATCTGCCGAGCGCAGAAGCTGACAAAGCCGCCGAGAAGATAGCAAAAGAACGAGCAGAATCTATAAAACCAGCAAATATAGAGCAACTGGTTCGCATAGATGAGCTAATCAAAGAGACCGATGCAGATGTCGAGATCTTTCATAAATACTTCAGGGTAGACGGAATTGCAGAGCTGACAGCTACGCAAGCCGACGTTGCTATATTGAAACTGGAGACTAAGAAGGCAGAGCAGAATGGATGAAGACGAGAAGATTCTATATGCAGATGAGATTGCTCAACTGCTAGAGATCAGCGTCGAAGAGCTGCACGAAGGGATGGAGAATTATGCGGTATTCATCTCGGACTATCAGCATTTCCATCAAGCCATCGAAGCGATGCAGGAAGATCTGGAGCAGTTCGATCAGATCGAACACCGAGTCAAGCGCTTGGCACTGCTAGTGACTTATTTTACAGCAGATTGGAAGGATTTCGAGCGAAGCTATTTCGTCGACATCTGCAAACACATCGAAAGCAAATACACGGGAGAAGAAGATGCGCATATTGCCACACGAACAACGCACTGAGGGCTGGTACGCGGCTCGCAGGGGTGTGCCGACTGCCAGTTCATTTGGTCGGCTAATCACGCCCACAGGGAAGCGTTCGGCGTCTGCTGACGCTTATATCGACGAACTGATCGCCGAGAAGCTCACCGGGCAGTCTAAGTTTTTTCCAACGACCGCTGCGATGCAGCACGGGATAGATACCGAGTCGACGGCGCGTGAGTACTACGAGTTCATGTACGACGCCAAAGTGATCGAAGTCGGTCTCTGTCTGCACGACACGATAGAAGCCGGGGCAAGTCCGGACGGACTCATCGAAGGCACGGAGGGCATTCTGGAGATCAAGTGCCCGCAGCCGCACACGATGGTGAAATACTGGCGAGACTTCTTAAAGAAGGAGAGGATGCCACAGGAATATCTGGCTCAAG